TTGGAACTCAGCAGATATTTCGGCTGCGCAGTTACGGTCGGAGCGTTTTCATCCACAACAAGGTGGAACTGATTCCGTGACCTTGTGACGTAGACGATGTTGCCATAAACGGCATGAGGTACGGTGAACTCTGTCCCGTTCGGGATCTGATCGCCTCGCCTGATTGCCGCCACAATCTGGAAGATGTTCGCATAGTTGCCTCTGGTGAGCGTCTTCACTTCACCGAGAATCTCATCAAGTTTGCTATATACTGGTGCGTCCATTAGCTTGCCTCCTGAATCTCTGAAATAGTAGTGACCAGCGTACTGAGGTCAGTCACCATCGCGATGTAAGACCCGTCTGCCGTCGTTCTGGTTTCGGTCACAGTGCCGTCTCCCCATGTGTAAGCATCCGTCCTGACGGTTGTTCCGTTTTTCGTATGCACAACAGATGAAGGCTTCCCGTCTGCCCCAAAATTGACCGTCTGGACAGTCCCCGGCAGATTATCGTCGAAGTGATTTATTTGGCGAGTTAAATCAGCGACGTCGTCCACCAGATCGGAGTAATCCTGTGGGATAGAGTCGAGGACTTCGTCGCCTTTATCCTCCACCGCCTGTACCTGCGTGGTTCCTGCCTGGTTGACCGCCGTGACCTGAGCTGCGCCCGCCTGGTTCACCGCGTTGACCTGTGTCATGCCTGCCTGCCCGATCGCGCTCAGCGCGCCGTCCCTGGCGGTATTGATCGCTCCGACGCCGCCGTCGACCGTCTGCCGCGCCTCTGCCGCCGAACCGGCTGCGGCGGTCGCGCTCGATGCTGCTGCGGCTGCCTTCTGGTTTGCCGTCTGGGCCGCCGCTTCCGCGTCAGCCTTCGACCCGGCTGCAGCCCTGGCGGATCCTTCTGCGTCATCTGCAGCGTTCTCCGCTCGCCTTACCCATGTCTCCCAGCTGGCCTCGTGCTGCCCGGCTTCCTCGGCTGCCGCTTCGGCCATACCGGCGTAATATTTCGAGTTGTTGTGATAGGTCGGATCCTCGGTCTCGACGTCTGTGCCGGCACGCTGGCCGACCGCCCAGGCCTCCGCGTTCTCCGCCTGGTCTTCGGACTCTCCGGCGGACCCTTCCGCGTCCGTCGCGGATTTCTCCGCTGCCGTCGCTGCCGTCTCCGCTCTCCCGACGCCCGAATTCAGTGCGGCAACCAGGCTGTCAATCTGCTGCTGTGTCTGGACGTCGCCGCCGCTCCCCGGAATCACGATGTATACCAGCACGTTCCGCCCGTCCAGCAGGAACTTGTCCGGAATCTCCACGCCGTCTGCCGCGGTGCCGACCATCGTGAGCGTCGCCGTGTCGCCGACGTTGCAGACGTCCGCCTCGTAGTAGTCCGGCACGGTCTCGCCCGAGATCACGAGGATCTGCTTGACGTCATACTGATAGTTGATCGGGTCGAGTACAATGTGCCGCTCATCCCCGATCACTGCGTAGATTTTGTTGTAGGTCATTGATGCACCTCCTGCTAAGCTAAGAGAAATGTTGAGTATATTGCGTAAATGCCCGTTGTGCTTGATGCCGATCCGCTAATGTACACGCTGCCGTCCGGTTCGATATAGCCTCCGCTCCCCGCCCAGTATTGGGCATCTGCCCGGATTGCCGGTCTTCTCCCCTGGAACAGTGTTGCGACTTTCTTTGTCTGCGACGTAAACGCTGTCTTTGGAGTAAATCTCATGTACAGCATGGCAACATTCCCACATTGCGCGAAATTTGTTCCGCTTACCAGTGTGATGTCGCTTTCCGCGCTTGCGATCTTGCTCAGATCACTTGTCGTGTAGGTTGCGCCGTTGCTCAGCTGCCCGAGAATGATATAGGTCCCCGAGTGTTTCATGACGACGACCCTGTCGCCCGGATTCACCATCCCGCACGCGGTTTTATAGCTTTTGCTCATGGCGGCGTCCTGCCCGTCCAGGCGGATCTTCGCTGCCTTGTCTATCCATGACCAGCTTGTCACCGTCCCGAGATAGAATTCCGCTTTTCCCTGGCCGCTCTGCTGCAGAATCTCTTCATTCAAGGTTGATCACCACCTTCTCAAGCGTGTGCTGCATTTTCCCGCCAGGCGTCAGCTGCATGGTCCAGGCTTTTTCCACACAGATGCCCATCACGTCATCATATCGCAGCGCCGTCACGTCATCCGCCCCGAAGCCCTGCTGCAGCATGGTCTCCACCTGGATCGTCTCGCCCGTCCGCATACTGTCATAGAGCAGCCGGTTTGCGTATTCCTGCAGCTCGGCCTGGCTCGCGATATTGTCCACCTGAACGACCTGAACGATTCGTCTGCCTCTGCGCATGATGGACAGCGGGCTCATCGGGTTCGTGTTTTCCGCTGTCGCCTTCATGGCGGCTGCTTTGTCCGCGTTGCTGCACACGCAGATGATGACATTCGGCGTCTCGTAGATGTCCGTCTCTCTTGTGATTTCCGGATACACCCTGATTGCTTCTACTTCCTTCCGGTTCCTTTGGTCCGTCTTCCGGTTTGTGAAGATGTGCTGGATGTTTGCCGCCGTCGGAACGCTGACCGGTTCCAGGATCGCCGCTCCGGCCGAATTGAACCACAGTTCCTTGTAGTTGATTTCCCGCAGCAGGGTGTTGACGATGCTCAGATAGCTGTTCCCGGTCTTCCAGTCCTCCCGGTTCTCCGACATCACCGCCGCGCTTGGTGTCTTGATGATCGTCGCGATTCCCGAAGCCGTCAGCAGCTGCTCAATGGCTGTCATGTAAGAGGTACCTGCCGGGAGATAGATGCTTCCTTCGACCTTCATGTCCCGCACTCTCCAGCATCGGTCCAGCATCTGGATTTCCAGCACTTGTTTCCCTCTGCTTTCCTTCGGCGTGACCTTCTCCGGCATCAGCATCCCGAGAGGTGCCGGTGTTCCGTCGATGATCAGCACCGGCTTCACCTCATCCCTCATCCAGTCCGGTTCCACCTCATTACCGTGGCTGTCCAGCGCCTTCGGCAGGAAGGATCCCTGCAGCGATGTTTTGATTTCCCCGCTGCTGTCCATTCTCATGGTTGGCCCACTTCCATCGGCGAAGATTTCCCCGTATTCCACGTTATCCCGCATCAGCTTGAATCGGATGCTTTCACTCCGTATCATCGGTGTAGTCCTCCCACTCAATGCGCCGCAGCGTAAAGCTGTAGGCCGTCCAGATGAGTTTTTTCATTTCCTTTTTCCAGTTATCCAGTACTGTTGGGAATACGGTTCCGTCCCGGAACTTCAGGATAACCGCCTTCCCCAGCATTCTCTCGAATTGTTGTCGCTCCGTTTCCTGCTCTCTGAAGAAGAGTGCCGAGAATATGACCTTGCTCTCTTTGTAGCCGCTCAGGCTTCCCGACGGCCATTCATCGCCCGCCAGGTGGTAGAAGCTCCCGTCTGCTGACACTTCGTATTCCGGGTCCCGCGTGTCTTTCTTGGAGTATTTGATCTCCAGCCATTCCCCGCCGTCCTTCTCTGCGATAAATGTTCCGTCTGCCACGCTTTCCAGCGTGAGCTCATTGCTCTTGCTGTAATTCCCGCTCTGAAGCCGGTTCACGATATAATAACGGTGCTCCCCGACCGCCAGGCGGTCCGTGTACGCCGTCTGCGCCGTGTGTCCGATCTGGACGTCATCCCGGTGGATCAGGAAATCCGTCTCGCTCGCTTCCGTCGTCCAGCTGAGCACCGCGTCTGTTCCTGCCGTTCCCGTCAGAACGATTTCCGCGCCCTGCTGGTTTGCGACGGTGATGATCGCCGTCCCGTACTGGCTCCACAGGCCGTAATTTCCGAGGATTCTCACCCGGATCGTGTGCTGTCCGTCTTCCAGTCTCTCCGGCAGGGTGAACAGCTTTTCGGTTCCGAAGTATGGTCCGTATGTTGTGCCGTCCACCTGCACTTCGTAGGCTTCCTGACCGGTTGCCTGCCAGAACACCGTCGTATACGGTACCGCCTCCGCTGATACCACCGGTGCTTCCGGCGCCCCGTATGCGATAAAGGACGCGCTGTCCCCGCTTCCGGCCACGCCGTCGATGTTATACGGAAGCACGTACCACTGGATTTCCCCTGCCGTGAAGGTGTTGGCCGGTGCCATGTAGGAGTTCGCGTCCGTCGCGGAATCCACGAGCACGGTCCAGTTGCTTTCTGTGATCAGTTTCCAATACAGGATGAACCGACTCGGCGCGAAGCCGTCCGCGCTGGAATAGGTCCATGTGAGCGCGATTTCCTCGTTGTTGCTCTCCACCGTGCTGATCGGGCTTACCGGCGTTGCCGTCACCCGTCCTGCCGAGGTGCTGAAGCTGTAGACGGTTGTCTGTGACGCGTAGCCGGTCGAGTCGGTTCCGCTCAGGTACCACTGAATCGTACTTGCTGTCGGGAACGTGTTGGATGGAATCGCGAGAGCATCTGCCCCGTGTTGCGCCGCTACGTCGTTCCAGCTGCTTTCCCCTGATACTCTCCAGTGCAGTGTCGTATCTCCGGGCGTTACAACCCCTATTGAGCTTTTGTAATACCATCCGAATCCTCTCGGGTTTCTCGGATTAACATATCCCGATGTTGGGGAGCCTGACGGTGTCACTTTCGTTGCCGGCGTGGTAAAGGTGTAAACTGCTGTCTCTGACACTGTGCCGTCTTCGTCCGTGACGCTGATCTGGTATTCGTATGTTTTTCCGGAAGCAAATGTATACGCCGGAATGGTTACGCCCGTCGTTGTTCCGGTAACGGAGATTGTCTGCCAGGTGCTTTGGCCCTGTATTCTGTACCGGAATTCCGCCGAGGTCTGGTCCCACTCTTCTTCTGCGCAGTGTCCTGATACCGAACTTGTATCCTTGACGAGGGTCCATGTCAAAGCCTTTTCTTCTGCCGGATTTACAGTTCCGGAAAGCTGAGAGCTCGTATAAGATATCTTGCTTGTGAGCTTTACGGTGTCATCATAAATAATCTCAACATACGGTGCTGTAATACCATCTGTTAATACCGCTCGTGTAAATAGTGGTCCAGCATCATTACCTGCATTAACAGCAAAGTAGATGTCATATCGCAAAGCGTTCAAAGCGTCATCGGAATCTGTTGGTTCTGCATACGTTATATCGACAGCAGATTGTGATGCTGGAACGCTTTCAGTTACAACAGCGCGTGCGGTATTTGGTTTATTATTGTAATTTACAGTTTCTGGATCGTATGAATATGAAAAATACATAAGTGTTCTGATTCCGTAACCCACACTACCAGAATTGTGCAAATAAAATGTGAAGTTAACTCCAATCAAAACATTATGCCTAAGTGCTTTTGGCATTTTTGCAACTTTACCAAGTACTGCAAAATTATTCCCAGCGGAATTTCTTGTTATTTGATACTCTGTATTATCCGTTATTTTGTAAACAGTGTACGGATCGCTTTCTCTGATTTGGTTCGTAAGTGAAATTGGTAGTCTTACAGTCGCATTTGCCATCTTACGCCATCCTCGCTCTCACCTGGCGGCTCTGGTACCACTTCAGAAGCTCTTCAAGTTCTTCGATACCGTTGACCGTGATGTTGTAGGTGTTCGTGCTCGCACCCGCCGCTGCGGCTGGTGCCGTCGCTGCCGCGAAGGCCGGGCCGAGGTTGAAGCTGCTCCGGATCTGATCACTGATCAGGTGCTCATTGTCCCGGATTCCCTTGGCAAAGAGTTCCATCATGTCCGGCGCGTAGGTGTGGAAGTCGCTGAGAGGTCCTTCCTTCGGCTCGGAGAATCCGAGCATGTTCTTGATGCCCTGGCCGATGCTCCGGACCGTTCCCATGAGGCCGCTCATCTTCGACGTGATGCCGCCGACAAAGTTCTGAATCAGATCCGCACCCCACTGCTTTGCCTGCTGTACCTTCTCCATGATCGCGTCCTTGATGATGAGCTTCATCAGCGTGTCCGGCTCCGTGAGCTTCTCCACGATGGTCAGCGTCACCTCCACCACCGCCGGGATCAGTTCCGGCAGCGCGTCGATGATGCCGTCAATCAGCGCGAAGAGGATCTCCGTGCCCGCCTCAATGATCTTCGGCAGGTTCTGAATCAGGTGCTTCGCAAGCTCCGTGATGATCGGGATCGCCGTCTCCGCCAGCTTCGGCAGGTTGTCAATCAGCGCCGTCGCCAGCGACTCGACGATGCCGAGTCCGATTTCCATAAATCTCGGCAGCTGTTCCGTCAGGCTCCCGAGCAGGTTGTCAATCCCCTGAGATATAAGACCAAGCCCGGCCTCATTGTTGCCGGTGAACAGCTCCGCGAGGCCGTCCATCGTCGTCTTGATTCCGGGCAGAAATTCTGATGTTAATCCTCTGGACAGTCCCTGGAACGCCGTCTGCATGTCCTGCAGGCTGTCCTGATATGCCGCGGCCGCCTTGACCGCTTCGTCTGACATGACGCCGCCGAGCTCGTGCACCCGGTCGCGCATGGCCTGTGTGTCCTCTGCCGAGGTGTTCAGCAGGGCGCCGAGTTCCGTCGCGCCTCTTCCGAGCAGCTGCCCGGCCACATAGGTGCGCTGCGTCCCGTCTTCCATGTTCTGCAGGCCTGCGATGGTCCGCTCAAAGAGTTCCTGCTGATTGAGCGTCGCAAGGTCCTCTTCGGTGATCCCCAGCAGCGCGAAGGCGTCGTTTCCGCTCTCGGCCGCGTTGGCCAGCGTCTTCATGCTCGCCTTCATGGTCTCCATGCTGGTACCCGAGTGCTGCATCACGGCGTCCCATTCCTGATACGCCTCCGCCGTCATGCCCATCTTCTGCGACATCTTGTCGATGTTGTCGCCGTACTGTGCGGTTGCCGACGCGCTCTTGACCACGGCCGTTCCCATCGCCACGGTTGCGCCCGTTACCGCCGTCACCGCCGTGACCGCGCCCTTGGCCGCGCCCCCGAAGGCCGCCGACCATGTTTTGCCGCCCTTTTCTCCCGCGCCGCTCAGTTCCCCGTCAAGCGCCGACGTGAGGTTGCTCCCCATGTCCTTGGTTGTCGGGACGATCTGTACATACGCTTTTGCAATTTCTGACATCAGATAAACCCTCCTCTTCTGAGGATCTCGTTTCGTGCGGCCTCGAAGTCTTCGCCGCTCTCATATACCATGTAGTTCCGCTCCGGTTCCTTCCGTTCCGTCCCCGTGAGCGCCTCATACATCGACGGCGGCGGATTCTTCCCATTCACGCCGTCTTCCGTCTGCCGCCAGGCGATCACCCGCACGACGTCCAGGATGAGCGCGAGAATCAGCACATTGTCCGGATACTTCTGTCCGGTGATTCTGCGCTTCGATCTGGATTCCGCCGGCAGACCGTCCGCAAGCGCTGCCTGTGTTGCCACCGGCAGCGCTTCCCAGTCGAACAGATGATAGTATTCCGCAAAGTCGCAGATCATGCTGTCCCTGTCCTGCCGGAAGACGGACAGCAGGATTATTTTTTTTTATCAGTCAGCTGCCCCAGCAGTTCCTGAATCTGTTCTCCCGTGGCCTTGACCCGCACCTTCCCGCTCTCGTCCCGGATGCAGTCGTAGAAGTCCTTTTTCTGCTCCGGTGTCAGCAGGATGTCGCAGATTCTCGTCAGACCGATCGGGTTTTTCCTCGTGTCCATCAGTTCCAGCGCGTCGAGGAACTCCATATCGTCCGCAGCGTTCTCGTCGATGTCCGCCTCAAAGCCGCAGCTCAGCTTCACATGTGTCATGATCTGTTCCTCCGCTCTTCATCAGGATCCGCCCTTGATGTACTCGTAGTGATACTTGCCGGCGCTGTCGCTGGTTGCCTTGATCGTGACCGGATAGCCGACGGGGTCCGTGTCGTTGTAGACCACGTCGCCGATCTCGGTGATTACGCCCTTCGGGATGACGGTGCGCTTCAGGGCGCCTCCCTTCAGGATCATGTCAACAACCCAGCACCGCGCCTCATGCGCTTCCGTGCCGGAGGCGATGCTGATGCCGGTTGCGAGCGTTCCGGTCACGTTGTCCGCGCCGTAGATCTCCTTCAGGACGTTGATGTTCATCATCTCGATAAAGGTCAGCTTCCAGGTCTCGGACTTGTCATCC